GCAACGAGCACTTGCTAATAATTCAGTAAACTATAAAGAAAAACCAAATGTCGGAACTTTCATGAGAGAGTGGTTGTCACTGTACGACTCCAAATCTGGTGAGAGGGGAATGTACAATGGTGCCTCAGCAAAATCACAAGTAGAGAAATTGAATGAAAGGGAAAAAGATGAAAATCAAGAGTTCATTGAAAGGAGAGAGCCCAGAGAAGATTTTGGAACTAATCCATGTAGCGAGATTATACTCAGAAGTAGAGAGTTTTGCAATTTATCCGAATGTATTGTCAGAAGACATGACACTGCCGAATCTCTTGCTAAGAAAGTGCGGATTTCGACTATCATTGGCACATTTCAATCCACCCTCACAAACTTCAGATATCTTACTAAAGAATGGGAACGAAACTGTTCAGATGAACGACTACTTGGTGTCTCACTCACCGGCATATTAGACAATCCGCTGACGAGTGGTAGAAAGAAAGGATTAGATGAACTTTTACAAACTCTTAGAAAAGTGGCTGTGGATACGAACAAAGAATGGGCAGATAAATTGGGTGTTAAAAGATCGGCGGCAATCACTTGTGTTAAACCTTCTGGTACTGTTAGTCAGCTTGTTGATAGTGCTAGCGGTATTCATGCCCGGCATAGTCCATATTATATTCGGACAGTGAGAGCAGACAACAAAGACCCACTTTGTCAGATGATGAAACAGAGTGGTTTTCCAAATGAACCCGATGTAACCAAACCAAATCATACTACTGTCTTTTCATTTCCAACAGAAAGCCCAAAAGGTGCTATCTGTAGAACTGATATGACAGCACTAGAACAGTTAGAACTATGGTCAACGTATCAAAAGCACTGGTGCGAACACAAACCTTCCATAACGGTTACGGTCAAAGATGAAGAGTGGCCGGAAGTTGGTTCGTGGGTATGGGAAAACTTTGATGATATCAGTGGTATTTCTTTTCTTCCATTTAGCGATCACATTTATCGTCAAGCACCCTATCAAGATTGTACTAAAGATGAATACGAGGAAATGTCAAAATTAATTCCTCAAGATGTTGATTGGACAACTTTGTCAAAATTTGAACAACAAGACTTTACCTCTGGTTCTCAGGAACTTGCTTGCTCTTCTGATAGTGGATGTGAGATTGTAGATATATAGAATCATAATGTAAAATATTAATTTGGAGCGAAATGGAAGACGAAGAAATAGAAGTAGATTGTAATGCTTGTAATGCAATATATACAATAATATTTAATGAAAGAGAATTGAGGGGTGAACCGAGAGAAGATACCACTTTTCATTGTGCTTTTTGTGGTATATTGATGGAGCCATATGTTGATGATATTGAATATTAAATGAGATTTGTCGCGGGAATAGATTATTCGTTGACTTCTCCAGCTGTTTGTGTGGGAGAACTCGTTGATGAAAAACTCAAATTTGAAAATTGTAAATTTCACTTTATCAAAAGAACAAAATACCATGAATCCTTTGGTTCGTTCAAAGGATATGATTATCCTAAATACTCAAATGAGATAGAAAGATATCAAAAGCTCGCAAATTGGACAATTGAGTGTATCCGATGGTTTTCTGGAAGAGTAGAACACGTTTACCTAGAAGATTATGCTTTTGCAGCAACAGGAAGAGTATTCAACATTGGCGAGAATACAGGAATACTCAAGGAATATCTTAATAGGAATGGATTTCGTTTCACAACGATTCCACCAACAGTAATCAAAAAATTTGCAACAGGAAAAGGAAATGCCAAAAAAGAATTGATGTATGAAACATTTTTGGAAGAAACGAATATTGATTTACAAAACCGTCTATCACCGAAGTCAATCAAAATTTCTAATCCTGTTTCCGATATTGTAGATTCATATTATATCTGCCAGACAGGATTGCACAAATAGGAAAGCTATGTTACCCCAAACATCTGACCCTTATTTAATTGAAACGACCACAGAACAAATCAAAGAATACACCAAACCAGCAGCAGATATCATGGCAACAAGAATTCAACAAACAGGAAATGACGTAGAAGTATTCTATCATGGCCAACTTTTATATCGATTGAGCGGAACTTTTCAGGGAAGTCTTTTCCAATAAAAAACTTGACAATGTTGTCAGTAGTTGTTATAATTATATTATACAAACAAATGAGAAAATTATGAGCATGATTAAATTTGATGACTCTAAGATAAAAGAGATTAGAGGAAGAAAACTAAAAGGCCTACCACCGATACCTTCCACCGAAGATATAGTTATTGCTTCAAAGGATGCAAAGGGTGGTAGTGAGTTGATTTACGAAAGAGTTAAGGAGAGAGTGCCTGATGACCTCTGGAACTACTTCCAAATCATTCTTTCAAGAGTTCGTGACTATGAAGATAAACCTAAAATTCTTTGGTTTCAAGACACTTCTAATGACCCTGAAGTACAATTCCTAAAAGATAAAAGTCAACGAGACAAGTTTGATAGATTTGTTTTTCCTTCTGATTGGTCTCTTGAAAAATACCACCTTGATCTTGGAATTGAATATGAAAAGAGTGTGGTTCTCAAAAACTCTATCGAACCTATTCCTGTTCACACAAAACCCAAAGACGGAACAATAAGACTTGCTTATATCTCCACACCTCATCGTGGATTGGATTTATTGATAGGGGCATTTCGTGCTATGAAATTAGAGAACGTGGAACTGGATGTGTATTCTAGTTTTAAGATTTACGGATGGGAAGGTAAAGATAACGAATATCAACCATTATACGATGCTTGTTTGGATACTCCGAATGTTAATTATCACGGAACAGTATCCAACGATGAAATCCGTGCAGCGTTACAACAAACACACATTCTCGCATATCCGAATATATACAAAGAAACAGCGTGTATTTCGGTGATTGAAGCGATGAGTGCTGGTTGTGTTGTGGTCTGTCCGAATCTTGCAGTCTTACCAGAAACGTGTGCTAACTTTGCTTGGATGTATGGATATGTTCAAGACAAGACTGAACACGCTAGGAAGTTCTCCTATGTTCTGAAAGATGCAATTGACAGTTTTTGGGAAGCACCAGTTCAGGCTGGTCTCGCTTTTCAGAAACAATACTTTGATATGCACTATGACATCGATACCACTGCTAAGCAATGGGAAATGATGTTAGGAACTATCAAATCAAACCTTGAATATTCTAAACAAAAAAATGATAATGGCGAAGAAATTGAAAGTAGAAAGAAAACCGATGAAGACCAAACGAACTCGTAAGATCACAGAAGAACAACGTGAAGCGCTTCGTGAGAGAATGAAACTCATGCGAGCAAAGAAAGCTCCTGCTGAATTCAAGAACATTAGTAAAATGGTTTTGGATTTACCAGATGATGATACATACTCTTTCAAGAACATTAGAGCGTGGATAAAACACAACAAAGAAATGATTTCTGCTCTCAACGCTCAATCAAGAAGCAGGAGTGCTACAGATAAAGAACGTAGAACTTCAGAAAATCTATCAGCATCCAAAAAAGTATATGTTCGTTACTGTGAATATTATCTGAAAACTGGTGATTGGATTTCGATGTATTCGGGTCAGGATGAAGAACACAAAGTGGTTCCTAGATGTGTTGCGATGGCATATTACTCTGACGGAACTCCTAAGAGGTCTGAGGGGGTATTCTATCCAGATATTGCCGCAGTGTGGACAAAAAACATGAACGAAACAGAACACGGAACATCACAAGAATATATTCCTAAAATCAAAAAAAATGTCGCGATAACAGACAAGCAATTTATGGGAGAAGTATAATATGGCTGAACATAATGTAGTCGAAACTCTTGAGATGGTTGATAAAGCCAAGACAAGAGATGAAAAAAGAGAAATACTCAAATCGAGAGATAATTATGCAACTCGAGCATTGTTGCAATTAAATTTTCATCCAGACGTATCGTGGCATATTCCAAGAGGTTCACCACCCTATACACCAAGTCAAGACGCGGATTCTACTGAGGGTTCTATTCATTTTGAAGTGAAAAAACTAAATTATTTTGTTAAAGGTGGTGGTCATGATCTTTCAATGTTGAAGAGAGAATCGATGTTTGTTCAGTTGTTAGAAAGAGTTGCCGCGAAAGATGCCAAATTATTGATATCTGTCAAAGACCAAAATCTGTCTTACAAGGGATTATCTTACAAATTAGTTAGAGATGTTTGGCCAGATTTACTTCCCGAAGTTGAAGAAATGGAGGATGCAGAGGTGGTGGTAGAAGAGAAACCGAAGAAGAAATCGAAGAAAAAAGTAGTTGTAGAAACCTAAAAATGTATAAATATAACTACAAGTTTGGTTGAGATTGATGTTTTATGTGTTTTTAGTGAACTGATTGAATAACCAAAAAAGGATACAAGTATGGTAAAAATAGTAAGGATGTTCCTTGCTTTATTTGCTACACTATGGTATACTACTTCACAACTTAATAGTTCGGCACCATTTTATATTGATAGTAATTCAAAATCATCAATAATTGAAAAAATGGGCGACACGAATTATTATCAAACCCCCGAACCAAAAATTAAATATTCATCAGCAGACGCCGATTGTCTCGCAAAAAATATTTATTTTGAAGCAGGAGTGGAGAGTACAGCAGGAAAACTCGCAGTAGCAAACGTTACGATTAATCGTAAACTCAATGTGAATTATCCTAATACCATTTGTGGTGTAGTGCAAGAAGGCATTCATTATTATGATGCTGAGTTAAAAGATCATGTTCCGGTGAGAAATAGATGTCAGTTTTCGTGGTATTGTGACGGTCGGACGGATATTCCAAACGAAGGTAAAACGTGGGAATCTTCTCGAGCACTCGCAATAACAGTGCTAGAAAGTCATTATGATGAAGAACTGATTGACATAACAGATGGAGCTATTTTCTATCACGCAAATTGGATGAAAAAATATCCAAGTTGGAGTAAACAGAAAATAATTATGGCTTCCATAGACAGACACATATTCTATGGAAATAAAAGAAAACTTTATTGAAGAAAAGACTTGACAAATCTCTCGTTTTTCTGTATAATTATAGGTGAAGAGTGAGAAAAGTTAATTAATTCTAACCTAGAGATTGAAAATGAAAAAGTTATTATTGACAATAAGTTTTTTGACGTTACTAAGTTCCGCTTTGATGGCGAAAACCGAAACCATTACAGAGGAAGTTTGTAATGCTCCAGCGGGCTGTCGTATAGAAATGACCACTGGTTTTTGTCCAGATTGTATTTCTATAACAAGAACGATTGTCACGAAAAATATTGTAAAAACAACATTTCCAGTTGTTAAAAAAGTTGATCTGATATTACCTATATCCTATTACAAGTATGGATATCCTACAACGCCTGGAATGAATTTGTTGACATCTACTATTCATCGGTAAGATTGAAACTATATAATAAAATATAAACATTGATAACAGGAAACTGATATGCCCTATTATGATTATAAATGTTCATCCTGTGAACATGAGTTTGAAGAAAACATGAAGATAGTTGATAGAAACAAACCAACTGAAGAACCCTGCGTAAAATGTTCTGAGATAGCTGTGAAACATATATTTGGAACTTCTCATATTGGTGATCCTTGGCACCATGCTGGTAGAAAAATTGATGCTGGTTTCAAAGACCGCCTCAAAGAAATTAAAAAATTACATCCAAGAAATACTATTGATATTCGTTAGTTTATGAAAAAATTTAATTATGATCTTTTTGATAATCGAAAAGACCTAATCGAACAAGACAACTCAGGTAACAATGGAAGAATGTATCATGCTCCAAATGGCACATATCCATCCATCACAAATCTTCTTTACGAAATAGTTTCAAAAGCAGGTATACAAGCTTGGAAGAATAAAGTTGGACACGAAAAAGCACAACGAATTTCTACCAAAGCTTCTATTCGTGGAACTAAGATACACAACGTAATAGAAAAATATATGCGTGGTGATGAGGATTATCTACAAGGAGTAGCACCAGAACATATTGAACTAATCAAACTCGCTTTACCACAAATAGATGAGAGAATAGATAACATTCGTGGTATTGAGTTACCACTTTGGTCTGATGGATTAAAGACAGCAGGAACAACAGATTTGATTGCCGAATACGAAGGTGAACTAGCCGTCATAGATTGGAAGACCGCTACTTACATCAAGAAAGAAGAATACATCCTATCTTACATTCTTCAAGGAACTGCTTATTCACTAATGATATACGAAATGTACGGTGTCATTCCGAAAAAGGTGGTTCTCTGTATGTTGATAAGATTTGAAAAAGACAAATACAATCCATTAATGGATACTGATATTTTAGTCGATTGGAGAGTATTCAATCCTCTAGATTACATACATAAATTAAAAGAAGTATGTGACGCTTACCACTTTAAAATGTCTTGATATTTCGTTTATAA